TCTCGGCTTTCTCTACTGTTTTAGCGGTTGATAGTTCGTAATTCATAGAGAGAGATTATAATACAAAGAGCTTAATATTTACGAATTGGAATTAATTTGATAATATCTGATAAATTATGACGAAGAAATCTGTTAAATCTAAATTAACTGAAGAGTTGAGAACAACTATAAGGACTGAATTTGTGCAGGGCATTGAGTCTGAGACTGGTGAAAGAACCTTTTATACTTTAGAAGATTTAATCAAGAAATATAATTTAGCATCAGCAACACTTTATAGATGTGCTAAAAAAGATAACTGGAAACAGTTAAGGGAGCAATATAACTTAGAGTACCAAGAAAAGTTAAATGAAATTAGGTCAAAGAAGTTAACTCAAAAATCTATAAATTGGGATGATGCAGTGTTTGAGTCTGCAAAAGAATTGCAAGGACAGGCAATGTATTACTTGAAATTAAATAAGAATGCAATGGAAAGTGAAACCAAACCATTTCCTCCGAGTCAATTCTTAGCTATATCTAATGCGTTTTTAATATCACAAAAACTAGGAAAAATTGCTCTTGGAGAAATAACAGAAAATATAAATGTCAATACAACAATTAAAGAAGCAGATGCCTTCAGAGAAGCTATGGAATTGCTTGACTCAGTTGCAGAGCAACAGCGACAAAGCAACGATAAGCCTATACACTGATTGGCTCAAGACAGCTAGACCTAAACAGCTACAGCCTTTAGAAGAACACTACATATGGATGATTCTTGCAGGCAGAGGTTGGGGCAAGACCAGAACTGGCGCACAAGATATTGCATTGTATGCCCTTAGAAACCCCAATAGCTTATGTGCTGTCGTTGCTCCTACTCATGGGGATTTAAGAAGAGTGTGTTTTGGTGGCAATAGCGGACTTCTTTCTATCATACCCGAAGAGTGCTTCTTAAAATCTAATGACCAAAAAGGCTATTCATCAAGTGTATCTGAAATCCGCTTAGAGAATGGTTCAAAGATTGTTGGATATGCAGCACAAGAACCCGAAAGATTAAGGGGCAGTCAGTTTCATAGGGCGTGGGCGGATGAATTAGCAGCATGGAGATACCCTGAAGCGTTTGACCAATTAATGTTTGGGTTACGATTAGGAGAGAACCCACAATGCGTTATAACAACCACCCCAAAGCCTAGTAAAATTATAAAAGATTTGATTCAAAGAGATGATGTTGTAGTCACAACTGGAAATACTTTTGAGAATGAAGAAAACTTAGCAGACACCGCATTGACTATGCTAAGAGCAAGATACGAAGGCACTACGATGGGTAGGCAAGAGTTGTATGCAGAAATAATAGAGGATATGGAAGGGGCGTTGTGGACAAATAAAATGATTGAAGGAATGAGAATCACTGATGACAAAGAAACAACTTTGAAACAAATAATAGTTGCCATAGACCCTGCCGTTACTGCTAATGAGAACTCAGATGAAACTGGAATAATAGTTGTGGGTAAGGATTACAATGAAAGATATTATGTTTTAGAAGATATGTCTGGCAAGTATTCTCCCGACCAATGGGGAAGAAAAGCTATAGATTGCTATTATGAATGGCAAGCTGATAGAATAGTAGCAGAAGTAAATAATGGTGGTGACTTAGTAGAAAGATTGTTGAGAAGCATAGATAACAATGTTCCTTACAGGTCAGTAAGGGCAACAAGAGGTAAGCTCACAAGAGCAGAACCTATATCTGCCCTTTATGAACAGAAGCGAGTTCATCATGTTGGATATTTTGCTGAATTAGAATCGCAGATGTGTTCTTATACTGGCGAAACGAGACCTTCCCCTGACAGATTGGATGCTTTAGTATGGGGTCTAACCGAACTAAGCAGATCAAGAGGGGAAGTTAACTGGAGGATAAGCTAATGGCAATGAGAGACAACATAAAGAACCTTTTTAACGGCAGACCCAAAACACAATCAAAGGCTATGGGAAACATGGTTAGTTATTTTGGTGTCAATACAAGCGGCAAGCAATACGACTACAAAGACTTAGCTGAAGAAGGCTACATGAAGAACAGTATTGTTTATAGATGTGTAAACGAAATATCTAACGGAGCAAGTGCAGTTCCTTATATGCTAAAGTCAGGCGATACAATAATAGAGCAACATCCACTTCTGTCATTAATAGACAGACCCAACCCTTTACAGTCACACAGCGAGTTTTTTAATGCGTTGTTTGGTTATCTATTATTAAGCGGTAACGCATATATTTTGAAAGTGGGTTCTGATTTAGGCAAACCCAAAGAGTTACATTTGTTAAGACCAGACAGAATGGTAATCAAAGGAGGCAGTAAACCCATACCCGATAGTTATGATTACGTTATTAATGGGAAGGTGCAAGCGAGTTATGATGTAGACGACACTACTGGGTACAGTGAAGTCAAACACATTAAACTGTGGAATCCATTAGATGATTATTGCGGACTATCTCCAATGGCTGCCGCTGCCCTTGAAATAGACCAACACAACATGGCAAGCAGGCATAACGTCAATCTGCTAGAGAACGGAGCAAGACCAAGTGGTGCTGTGGTTTATAAGCCTAAAGATGATGGCGGTTTTGCGGTCAACCTAAGTGAATCACAAAGACAACAACTTATTACAGACCTCAATAACAGATTTACTGGTACTGCCAATGCAGGTAGACCCATGTTACTAGAAGGAGACTTTGACTGGAAAGAAATGGGATTGTCTCCTAAAGACATGGACTTTTTAAACCTTAAGCACATGGCAACAACTGATATAGCATTATGTTTTGGAGTTCCCAGTCAGTTAGTGGGTGTACCCGATGCACAGACTTATGCCAATGTAGCTGAAGCTAGACTGGCTTTATATGAAGAAACAATTATCCCTCATCTTAGAAAGATAGAGTCTGATATTAATGAGTGGTTGGTTCCCATGTTTGGAGAGAACTTAACCTTTGAATACGACATAGACAAGATACCTGCCTTATCTGAACGCAGAAGAAAGATATACGAGAATGTCACAAGTGCAGTAAGGGAAGGCATCATGACTCGCAATGAAGCAAGAGAGTTAATAGGTCTGTCCCCTATAGATGGAGCAGATGAATTGTATATATCAGCCAATCTATTCCCATTGGGTGTTGAAGAAACGCCCGTACCTAATGACCCTGTATCAGATGACGAGTTAGATGACTTTGATGTAGAGGAAGAGTTACCAGAAGATGATGAAGCGGTAGATGCTCCCACTTAGAAAAGAGTTCAGGAATATAAGGCGTGGCAGAGTAAGTGCTAGATCGGAGATACGGAAACAACAAGTCTTGAGAAACAACTTAGAAAAACTTGCATTCAGAAGGGTCAATACATTATTTAGGAAATTTGTCAGAACAAGAGCTTTCTTGTTTAAAGAATTTGGTGTGTATGATGCCAACCAATCAAGAATAGATTTAGACGAAGAATTAATACCTACTATGACTAAACATTATAGGAGGGTCTTTAAAGCTATATTTGCTAATGCCAATGAACTTTATGATAAAGGTACTAAAGCAGACGAAGTTTTTATCATGGGAAGAAGTGTAGATTTTGAAGCCTTTGTAGAAAGTTATTTTTCAGGCAGGGCATTAACTTTGAGCGGTATATCGGCTCGTATGGCAAGCAGGATAGATAGAATAATAAGAGATGGAAGGGCAGAAAATTTGACCCTCAGACAGATAGCCAAAAATATATCAGACAAAGTGATACCCATAACTAGGGCAAGAGCAGCCACCATAGCAAGAACTGAAACACATAACGCAGCAAGTTTTGCTAATCATTCTTATCATGGAACAGTGGCAGATGACTTGGGAATGGAGATGGTTAAACAGTGGGTATCTACAAGCGATGGAAGAACTAGGTCTGAGCATTCATACGCAAATGGACAACAAAGACCAATGAGTGAGGACTTTTTGATAGGCGGTTACCCAATGGGTTATGCAGGTGACCCTAAAGGCGGTGCTAGAAACGTAATTAATTGCAGATGTGTGATTATTTATACTGACGCACAAGATGTTGTGCTAAATTAAACATTCAGATACTATATGTGGGTATATTTTAGGAGATAGCACTATGAGCAGTGAATTGA